CTGATAATCTTATAGTAAAGAACTTAGGTAAGTTACAACTAAACAATTTAACAAACTCTGTTAGTGTATCTCACTCTTGTCCATCAACTTTAGCTAATAACCATGAGTATATCTGGCCTATTAGTATGGGTGTTGCTAAAGAATCTTTAATGATTCAATCTTTCCTATCACCAAGGGTTGCTCAGTTAGTTTGGTATACTCCAGTATTTTTAAATGAAATACAAACATTTACTGCTAAACAAAGCTTTACCAGTGGGGTTGATGTAACAGGAAATATAGATGGACCTAAGACATCTGTATCAACTCTAACTGTAGACAATGGTTTAGGTTCTTTGTCTTTGTTTTCTGATACATACGTTACAATTGGTAGTCAAACACAAGGTAGTTTTTTTGTAGATGGTGATAACTTTGTTGTTGATGGCTCTGGTTTAGATTGGTTGTTTGGTAGTGTAGATACTACACTCACATCAACAGGTACTTTGTTTTTAAGCGGTAACATTACTTTACAGAATTCAGAAACTATTCGTAATACAACAAACGGAAGAATAGATCTAAGACCATCACCAACAGCAGCTACTGCTTATGGTTTATATGTAGACATGGTAACTACAACAGTTGGTGTAAAGCTTGGTACTATTCAATCAAGTACATCAACACTAGATAATGGTAAGATTTTATTTGGTGTTCAACCAGAAGTTCCTACTTTAAAGATAAGTAGCCAAGCACTAAGTACATCCAGTGCTGGTTGTTTAGAGTATGATGGACAAGTTGTTTATGGTAATTCTGCATCTGGTCGTGGTCTTATACCATGCGAACAAACATCTATAATAACATCTGATAGAACAATCTTAGCTGCTACTGGTGATCAAAATATATTTGATGTACCTCAAGATACAATAACACTTGCTGCTAATACTACATACCAAATTAGGGGATATTTATATTTAACTATGGGTACAACTTCAGCAAGACACTTAGCATTAAAGTTTATTGATAGTCCTACAGTCAATCTACCAACAATACACTTTGCTACTATTGGTACACCAAGTAATGGTGGTGCGGCAGTAAGAACTCAAGATTCTGCTTTTTATAATACTACTTTTGGTGGCAATATAACTAATGCTACATTCTCAACTAACAGCTATAATGCCTTTATTACTGGCATTATTAAAACAGCAGACTCAGTAACCATTACACCAAAGATTGCATTCAGTGCAAATCCTGGTGGTACTAATGTAGTAAAGATAGGAACCTATATAACATTTACTCCAGTAGGAACTAATGGTGTTTTATCCATTGGTCCTTGGAGCTAAAAAAATTCAAATAACCAAGCAGTTAGAATCATAGAAAGGTGATTATTATGCCCAAAGACGCCTGTTACAACAAAGTAATGACTAGGTATAAAGGTAAACACAGCGCATATGCCTCAGGCGCAATGGTCAAATGCCGTAAGGTAGGTGCCAAAAACTGGGGCAATAAGACCAAGAAGGGAGGAAAGTAATATGCCAAAGGTAGGTAAGAAGACCTTCCCATATACCGCTAAGGGTAAGGCTGATGCTAAGGCAGCAGCTAAGAAGACAGGGAAGAAGATGATGACTAAGAAGGGTTACAAGTAATGGCTGACTTTTCTCAAGAAAAGAAGTACGGATTACATGGTTGGTTCAAGCGGAACAATGGTAAGGGCTGGGTAAACTGTAAGACTGGTGGGCCGTGTGGTCGCAAGTCTGCCTCTTCAGGAGGCTCTTATCCCGCTTGCCGACCAACCAAAGCTCAGTGCACTGCTAAGGGTACTAAGGCTAAGAAGAGTTCTAAGCCAGTTAGATGGGAGAAATCTAAAAAAGGAAAGAAATAATGGCAAAGAAAATGAAAAAGAAAAAGTCCACAAAGAAGATGTCTTGTGGTTGTGGGGGTAAGAAATAACACCACCCAATGGTAAGTTTTAAGAATACAGCCCTAAGGAGAACAAATGCCTAATCCATTATCATATCAACAAGTACTTGCTTTAAGCAAGGGATTAAACTTTTTCTATCTCAACGAAGATGGAAGATCAACCCCAATAACATTTAATCCTATTGACAGCAAAATCTTATTGTCTGATAATGGGATATTACTCGCTAAAAAAACATCACTAGTTCAAATCAAAACCTTTGAATTAGCTTCTGTTTTTGGTCGTCAGATCTATGGATTAGGTAATCCAATTAAAGTTAGTGGCGAGTATCCAAGTGGATATAATATTAAAAAGTGTAACGATTCTACTATTAAGAATGGTTTAAAGTTTAGTTACTTTGACTACTTTGGTGATCCTGAATTCTTTAATAGACCAACATCAGAGCAAGGTTTTTTCTTTGATACAGAAAACGGTGAACTTGCTCCCGAAACATGGATGCAAGTAGAGCAAAACTATATTAATAATAGCCATATAGTTAGTGTTTATGCTTTTACTGATACATCAACAAGCATACAACCATTTGTTTCTGGTGGTTCATTAAATCCAGCTTGGACTAATTTATCAAATAATACAGCATGTGTACTTGCACTAGGCAATAGAGAATTATCTACAGTTGATGATGGCTTCTTTGTTCAGGTAGTTGGTGGTGGTGATAATTTTATTCTTCAAAAAGCAAATGGAACAATTGATACTATAGGTGCTCGTAATGCAGAATGTGATAGTTTTGTATTTGATCCATTTAATGGTCCTGTATTTCCTACTGGTAGATTAAATAATATTGGTGATGATTATGAAGATGTAAAACCATCTAATTATGATGCACGAATTACATCTATGGAACCATATGGATACTGGGATGGTTCTGTTTCTGTTACTGTGGGATCTCCAGTTACACTTAATAGCAGCTCATGGGTATTTGAAGGTAATGCAGAAACAGCCCAAATCTTTAGATTTGTTGATGCTGATATTTATACTAATGGAATTCAGCGATGTAATGATCCATTTTCAATAGATAATATATTTCCATTCTTTCCTTATTCAAAAACAACAGGGTCATCAAATAATAGTAAATTTAACGACTTAGGTGGAATGGATGGAACACTTACTATTTTAAAGAATGCTACTACTGAATATTGGGAACAAAACTTAGCTGGAACAATGGTTACATCTGGTCAGGCTGGATTTGTAAATGATAAAAGATCAGTTACAAGTACCTTTAGAGGAACACTAACAACCAAAAATTCAATTATATCAGATATATATGGCAACCAAGGTGGCGGTTTTACTAGTTCTTTATATGAATTAGTTGACACACAAAGAAGAGCAGTTGCTTCTCCAGCTGGAACCTTTGGTGTTTTAGACGATATTGAATTTTATAGGGCACCATACTTTGATTTTATAACTGAAGAAGTAAAGGGATCTGCAAAACAAAAATTATCTTGTGGTTTCTTTTCTGCTTTCTTAATTGATGTGGGTGGAACAATTGATGCCCCACAAAATGTTTATTCTAATGTTGACAATTTAGCTTTTAGTATGGATATGACTCTTATTGTAAGAGATGTATATACTAATAGAGAACTTAGAATAGGTAATCCATATTTAGTAGATACATCTACAGCTAATACTATAGATTTAGCATTTGCTAATGGATCATTTGCAAGTACTGTTAATTCGGCTTTAGCTGGTGAGGATATTAAAAAAGTATCTGGATACCAAAACGAGGTTGCATGGATTACTAAGGCTGGATTGGTTAAGTACGCTGGCTTCAATAGTAATATGAATAATGTGTTTACAATAGATGAAGAAGCTTTAGATGTTGCTTTAAATAAAAACACAAACCCAAGCGCAAGAAGATTTGCTTTAAAAATAAATCCAAGTGGTGAAATTACAGTAGCTGATGGTATTGTTGGTCCGTCTGCAATAGTTGATCTTGTTAACGGAACTCCAGTTGTTGGAAGCAAGGGTTCATTTGTTTCTGTAGATGCTGGTTTTGATCATGCTATTGCTCTTAGAGAGGATGGTGCTGCCTTTGCTTGGGGTTCAAACACAAACGGTCAAACATCAACTCCAGCTGGCATATTCTTTAAATCAGTAAAAGCACACGGAAACTTTAGCTGCGGTATTGATGAGAATAATACGTTTAGATCTTGGGGATCTGTTAGTGGTTCTGTAAATAAAGCGGTTGATTACTGGGTTGGTCCTACATTTGTTGTTGTTAAATCAGTAACAACAATAGGTATATATACCGATTTCTTTACTTATACAATACTCGGAAGTGCTCCTTCGTTTGTTGTACAATTCTTTAATACATCAAAAGATTACAAAAATGTTTGTCTATCATCTACATATTTAATTGCTGAAACAACAGATAAAGAAAACTACATTGTTACTGCTGGGTCTGGATCACCAATTAGTAATCTTCCTTCTACAACTTCTTTCCAAGATTTAGCTATATTGCATGCCGCACAAAACTATTCTTTGGTTGTTGGACAAAACGGTATTTCTGCCCCAATAAAAGAAATATACTCTAAAGACATTAATGAAGATGGTGTTAATGAAACAAGTATTACATATACATCAATCGATCAAGCAAGTGATGTTGCATTAGTAACTTTAGATACTGATGGTTCAGTAAGATTACTTTATGTTGCTTTAGAAGCAATTGGTACAAATACTGCAGTTGGATTAGCTAGGTGTGTTTATTTTTCAAAAGAAGATTTGTTACCTTTCTTAACTGATGATACTGGCCAAATTCCACAACTACCAGCTAATGAAGGTTTTGTTAAAGTGATTGCTGCTGGTGGATATGATAGAAGACCATGTGTTGTTTGGTTGCTACATTCTTCTGGTAGTGTTTATGGACTTGAAGTAACAACAGCAATTCAAAAAGATGTTAACGGTTGTTATTCAAAGATGGATCCACAAAGTTTTTCATTTGGTTTAAATACTGTTGATTTGGGTGAAACTTTACCAAAGTTATCTAGTGCTTATTCTGTTTGTTATCCTACAAATACATTTCAACCTGGTAGTACAGGTGGTTCAAGATTGTTTATTAAGTGTGCTTTAAATAGAATTCCAAAAGATAGTAATAATGTAAGGTTCCCCGTAATAGATTTGTTTGGTTCGTATGCAACCTATGGTGGTTGTGTTTGCGCTAATACAAAATATGTAGGTAATGAATCTGCTCTAATTCCCTATCAAGAACCAGAAATTGTTATGTTCCCACCAGTTGGTTGTCTTGTTTCAAGCAGACTTAATAACATGTTGTCTAAACTTCAACAAAGAAAAGTTACACTCAATGCCGATGGAACTGGAGTTTATATTGATAACCCAGACTTTAACAGAAACTTTTACAACGAAGTATTTGCAATAATCGAGAGCAGTAAGGGTGATCCTGAGATTATTTATGCTCCGCCAAGAAGTGTTTCGTTTGCTCGCAGCCCATACATTTCTGCTAGCGCAGCTGACTTTACTGGATCGAATCCAGCTATATCTATTTTCAGTAATAATGGCAACTTAACTATATTAGCTACTCCTAATAGTTATGTGAATTTTACAGCACCAGATAATCTAAGTACATTTACTAATGATTTATCAACAAAAGGATTTACAAAAACAAATGCTTTGTTTACAAATCCAGGGGTTAGTTCTATATTTAATAGGGGTACACCAGAAACCGGTGTTCTTAGTTCTACATATTTAAAACCAGCATATGTTTCTAATCCAAGTACTTTCTTAGACGCTGTTGAATTTGATATAGATACTGGTGCTTCTGGTGGTTCTGGAACTATAGTAATTCCTGGTTTATCCTTTGATGGTGCACCAAGTGGATTCCAACAATTTTATATTGACCAATCTTTGGTTGGTACATCGGGTGGTGATTTTAATCTAGATAGCGAAGTAAACAGTGTTGAAAAACAACTTCACTATACTGGTACTAAGATTCTTAAGAAATTAAAGTGAGGTAAATATGGCTATTACACAACAACAACAACTAGCTTTACAACGCGGTCTTTTATACGATATAGCAGCTAATAAACTTGTGACATTTGATCCAGTTAGTGCAAACACAAGGAATGTTGGGCAGCTACCTAGAACAGATTTACTGACAGTAACTGTACCAACAGATTCAGAAGGTTCAACTGAAGTTGTTACTTCATCTTTTCCTTTATCTTCACCAGGTGCAAGAGTAAATATTTCAGAAGGCAGTAAAACAGTATCTGGTGTTGCTACTTGGAATAGAGTTCAAGGAGCTTCTGGATCTAAATACATTTTTATTAGAGATATTCTTTCTGCTGAATCTATTCCAGCTGTTGGTGATTTTGTTGAGTCACACCCAGAAGCAACAGACAATATGTATGAAAACTCTACTCAAATTGCTGAAATTAATCCAGCAATTACTATGAAAATTATAGATATTCAACTTCAAACAAAAACCACAGATATTTTTCAGTATGCTTTTGTTGCTATACCAGTTACACCATCTGATTTTAAATTACCAGGAGATGCTAACCAGGGTTGTATCGGACCAAAGTTTATTTTTACTATATCTGATGAAGTAGATAATACTACACTTTTATTAGATTCTTCTGGTTTTCAAGCTTTTAGAACCAAGTTTAAAGAGTTATTAGGATTTGCGGATTTTAATGATACATCTGCTCACACACAAGTTACATTTGAAAATCTTATAGATGATGTATTTGGAGTTGGAAATGAAATAAAAGGATTTGGATCTTCAGCTCCTTCACTAACTGTAACTAGTGGAAGAAACCAAATCAGGTGTTATTCACAAGATGGAGCACAGTGGGGAGTACCACTTGTAGTTTTTTTTGAGTTTTATAAACCACTTTCTGATTGTTTAATTTTTAGTAATGGTGCAGACGTTCCGCCTACTTTTAATAGTTTTGGTTTAAGAAACCCAAATAGTAATCCAGGTTTATGGAATACAGACAATCCGCCAGCTAATTTTATTTTTGAAGATTTTTTAGGATTCGATACTCCAGATGCTACTGTAGAACTTGAACCAAATACAGGAGATGGTGGAGAACCGTTAAATGAAACAGTTAGTGATATTGCTTGTGATTTGCTATGCTATAAACTTAGTAAGCCTCTTATAAACTTTGAAAGCTCAGCTCCGTCTTTTTCTAAAACAAATGTAACTAATGTAGTATTTGGCTCAACCCCAGTACCAACAGAAGTTGTTTATAATGGAGATTCAATTAATAAGGATTCTTTACTAGATTTTTGGGAAGCTGGTTATCATATGGCCGGTAGAATTTTACAGAACAAACTTAAGAAATGAGGATATAATGGGATTAAGAAGGAAAAAAAAGAAAGCTGCTGCTGCTGGGCCTGGTCCACAGGGAGTTGGTCTAAAGGAATCACTAGCTAAAATTAAAGTAGCAAGAACTGAAGTTCCAAAGAAATCTACAGCTACAAGAAAACAAGAAATGGCAACTAGCCGTGATGAATCTAAGAAGAAGCGTAAAGCTAATTACGCTGCTAAGTCTGGCTCTAGTGGTAAAGTAATGGGAAGGGGGCCAATGTAATGATGAGTGATTTCAGTCGTCGAAAACAATTAAATGGTAAAAAAAAGAAGACCGGAAAGCAAAGACCCAATATGATGTCTAACCAAGGTCCCGGGGAGGATGCTTCTACTGGTAAGTTTTCTGGAATGAGTTCTGGAATGAGTGCGGTCGGGCGAGTCGCTGGTCTTATAGCTAGATCAAGAAATAAAAAGAAAGCAGTATAAGCAATGGGTGGTATGCTTAAGAATGGTTAATAATGAAACCTAAAATTAATTTAGAGTATATTAAAAATCGGACTGGCCCAAAGCCAGATACTAAGAAACCTCAACAAATAAAAAAAGCTAAGACTGGTCGCAAGTGATCAACAATCTTAGCAAGGAGAGATAAATGATAGATAATAATAATGCTGAACAATCTCAGCCTGTCGAGACTCAGCCAGAGTTAGTTAACCCAGCCCCAGCCGAAGATCCTGTTACTACACATGAACGTGCTATGTTTAACAAGTACGTTAAGGACCAGGGTCAGAAGATCCCATCTAACTTCAAGGATGCGGATGCTTGGTTTAACAGCCTAATGGAAGCCCGTAAAGGCTTTACACAGGCTAGGCAGGAAGTTGCTGCCCTGAAGAAGCAGTACAATGAGAATGGCGTTAATAACCCAGGTTATCAACAGCCATCTGTGGGAAGTCAGATTCAAGAAGAGCCAAAGCAAGAAGACCTTTCTGATGTGCCAGAAGATCTTAAGATTGCAACTCAGGATCCAACAAAGATTCCAGTTAACTCACGAATTAGTGCAGAAGATTGGGCCAAGTGGGGCAAGGAAATTGACTCAAGTGGTTCCGTAAGTGCAGCTACTCGTAAGGAAATTAAGGATAAGATGGGTGCTGATGATGTAATTATTGAACAGATGATCCGTGGTCGCAAGGCATTAGCCAAGCAATCATGGGACGATGCTGCTTCGGTTGTAGGAGGCGGAGACAACCTAAAGCGGCTGTTCAAGTGGGCACAATCTAATCTTACCAAAGAAGAAGTTGATGCTACAAATCGTGCCTTGCAGACCAATGCATATAAGAATGTCTTGCTAGGCTTAAAGGCTAGATTTGAATCAGAAACACCACAGGCAAAGCCACAAGCTAAGGAACCACAAGCTTTGCAGAACAGGGTTAATCCCTCACAGGTTCCTCAACAGGTGCAAGTATTTAAGAATATGGCAGAACAGAAAGCTGCTGTAGCTGATCCCCGGTATCGTACTGATCCTAATTTCAGACGGGCGGTTGAGCAAATGCTTATTAATACTTCACGGTTTGGTTTTAGAAATCGTTAACTCCGTATAATCTTGTACAAAGACACGGAACAATTGATGGTTTCTCCTAATATATTTATTAACAGAGAGAAACTTTTTTAAGGAGAAACAATATGCCTATTATTCCAGGCGACGATATTTCTGATATTTTTCCAGTAGGTACCAACTTACAAAGTTGGCCAAATGGTGGTACAGCCCCATCAACCAACTCTATTCCAACAGTATCTGGTTCTACAGATCCTAACTACTGGCTTCCTATTTGGAGCGGTGAAGTTATTCACGCTTATGACCAGTACAATATCTTTGAACCAATGGTAGTTACTGAGACTATTGAATCAGGTACTACTAAGCGTTTCCCAATTACTGGCACCGTTGGTCACAAGGGTGTATGGGAAGCTGGCGAAGAACTACTAGGTGATACTGGTATTTCAACCCCAGGTTGGTTCGATATCTCACTCGATCAGCGTCCAATAGCCGCATTCTTTGAGCTTGATGATATCCACCTTATGCTCACTCAGTGGGACTATAGAGCCGAGCTTGCTCGTCAAGCTGGCCTTGCTCTAGCTAACGTCCGTGACAAGCAGATTGCTTGTATGATTGCTCAGGGTGCATTTGCTGCAAACCGCAATCCATTCGGTACTGGCTATGCTGGTATGAATCACTCAAGCAACCTTGTTCTTCCACCTGATGAAGTATTTAATGCTTTGGGTAACACCAAGTGTGACTCAGATCCAAATACTGCAAAGGAAAAGAGAACAAACGCTGCTCTAGCTTTACTTGAGTACCTAGAGCGATACATGGTTCACCTCCAAGAAGTCGATGTAATGAGCGGCGAAGTTTACTGCGCCGTTAGCCCACAGGCTTTCCATGACATTCGTGCTCTTGGTATTGCTAGAACTCAGGGCGACCTAGCTGGCGGTGCTGGCCGTCCATTCTTCGGTGGCGTTGCTGAAGCTGGTGGTTTAGGTTCTCCACTTAGCAGCGGTATGTTTGGTCTAGCCGATACCCTTGAGTACATGGGTGTTAAGATTGTTAAGAGCAACCACCTCGCCCAGCTTGACTTTACTAAAGTTAGCAAGGCTGGTAGTGCTGTAACTAAGTCTATTAACCAAACTGGTACTCCAGAAATCGGTGATAACATTGGTATTATCAACGACCTTGGTGATGCCAAATACGACTTCGACTGGGGTCAAACCAATGGCGTAGATCCAGCGACTGGGGTATTCTCAGCAACCGATACAACTAAACCCGTAAAGGCTTTGATCTGGCAGCGCAACGCCGTCTGCTCAATGCGTCTACAGGGCATGAAGGTTGAAACCGTCAAGGATGTCCGTAGAGGTACATTCTTCACCGTCAGCAGCATCATGGCTGGCGCTGGTATCTTGCGTCCAGAACTCTGCGGTGCAATCCAGGGCGACATCACAGTTGCATGATAATTTAGCGTTTAGCTAATCTATACCTAGGTGGTCGAAAGATCACCTAGGTATTTTTTTCTATAAGGAGGTTATATGAAACCATATAATCCAATTCAATCATCGTCAAAAGGACTTGGAGATTCCGTAGCTAAGTTTATTAAAAAGCTAGGCATTGAACAAAAGCCTGGTTGCGGCTGCGAGAAACGACAAGAGATGCTTAATAAGTTAGTGCCCTATAAGAAAGGATCAAAGTAATGGGTTTGTATTCGTATACAGATGCTATAAACCACATGTTACTTGCTTCCGGTGAGCATTTGGTTAATGATATTGAAACAGACTCTGGTGTTGATACCAGTGTTGCTCAGTTTATCCTTAGCCAAGCCATCAAGTCTGCAACCATGCGGGGTATAGCAAACAATAGGTTTGTAGATACATATGAGCCTGAAGTCGATGGTAAGATATTATTACCAGCTAATGCTTGCTATGCTCAAGTTGTTGAGCCGTTGTTTGATTCTACGACGGGGGAGGTGATTCAAACTACTATTAAGTCCAATCCACCTCGGCTTTTCAACATTACCAAGCAGACAGATGTATTTGACAAGGCTCTAAAGATTGAAGTAATTGTACTACTAGGTGATCCTTCTAGCATTTCAAATCCTTATGGTTGGAATGATATTGACTCTCCACTACAGCGGGGTATTATGGAAACTGCTGCAAGAGAATATCAAGCTATAACTCAAGGTGATCCTCAGGTAGATCAATATTTAGCTAGCCGAGAGCAATTCCATATGGCTAGAGGTAAAGCTTCTGATATCTCTAAGAAGCGTCGCAGTATATTTAATGGTGATCCAGGAACAAGAGCTTCTGTAGATCGCCGTGGTATACTTAGTAACGATCCTTACTTTACTAGAACGAGGTTTTAATATATGCCTTTTATCAGACTTCCAATTAACTCCCTTAGTGGTGGCGTAGGTAGACAAGCACCCACAAAGCGTTTGATGTCCGAAGCCCAAAACATTGACAACTGTTTAGTTACACTTGAGAAGTCTGTTGAAAAGCGACCTCCACTTACTAAAGTTAGTTGCGAAGGCGGATCACCATACCTAGGGCAAACAGAAAACTCTCCCCTTAGTGTGAAGAACTCTACCCCACCAACAAACTTCTTGGATTCACTTGACCCAAATCAAGTGGATTCTTTAACAAACTTTAATACCGACAATCTATTTTTTCATTTCTTAGATATAGATGGATACAATAGATACTGTATTATTATAAATAGAGCAGCTTATAAGTTTGATCCACTAGAGGTAAATAGTTTTCACTATGAACCCGCTGGCTTTGGCGTTGCTATCGATATAAAGTTAGATGATTTTATTTCCGTTTATCGCATTGAGCCAACAGAGTGGATTAAAGAAACAGTAGATAAAACTGCTGGCATTAATAATACTAGTGGATTTAATCGTAGCATTTTTGAATACCTTACCTTTGGTAATAAGGTTGGTAATAACACCTATAGAATAGCAAACGAACAGGTTCAGGTATCTCAATCTACAGCAATGCGTGATACCTTCGGTGCTATTGATTATGATGTTGGTATTATTCTATGGAATAAGCTAGTACCTTTAGATTTCCTACCAAACAACGCTATTCGCGAAACTAGTGGTGGTGGGTTTAAAAGCCAAGGATACTATGCATCAATTCCAAGTAATGAATACATTCACTCAGGTGATGTAATTAATTATAAGATTGCTAGTAGACCATCTGGTTATAATTTCCCAGCAAACATTACAGATCCAGCAATCCAAGAAGATATTCTTGGTACTTATGATACATCTGTTCCACCCGAGTTTGAAGAAAATACTTTATATTGGGATAACGTAAGAGATGATATTATCTTTGAAGTGGATGCTTCAAACGATTTATTTGAAGAAGTTGAAAAAGGGCAGAGCCGAGAAAACTTTGGCAACATTCCTCAGATTGTATCATTAGGTTCTTCTGATGGCAATGTGTCCGCAGATGTTAGGGATGCTAATGGATTCCAAGCTGTTAGAATGATTCATCATTATTATGATAACCCAAGAAATATTCCAATTCCATTAGTTGATGGTATTGAAGTTATTAACTGGAATAAGGATCATTATCATAGAACCTCACCACTACCAGCAGAAGACAGAGATGGTGAAACAAGTTACTGGGGGTTTGGTAAGATCTATGCAGCAAGAAGCCCGTATCTAACTTTTCCTGCTGGATTCTATAGAGCAACAAGATATAAAAAGAACCCATACTTTGAGCGGGTAAGATCAGAGGGTCCTAATACTGTATTTGATCATAGAAGATTCCCTGTAATTATTTACAAAGATACAGCTACAGATGGCAAGTGGCGTATAAAGCATATGCCTTTGTTTGCTAGAAGATCTGGTACATCTTTAAATAACCCAGGTCCTAAGTGTGTAAACAATAAAGAAAAAGTTCAGTCAATTGCTATCTGGAAGAATAGACTTTGGATGGCAACTAATAACAACCTATTAGCAAGTAAGACAAACTCATTCTTTAATTTCTGGATTGATGATGTTAATAATATAACAGAAGGTGATCCTATTGATATCCAAGCCAGTGTTGGTTCGTACAATAAGCTTAGCCACATTGTTCCATATCAGAATATAATGCTTGCACTAAGCTCTGGGTCCACACAGTTTGAAGTTCGTGGTGGATCTTTAGATACTAACATATCTGCATTCAATGTAGAGTTTAGACCGACATCTTACTTTAGTACATCTAAACTAGTAGCCCCACAAAGGATGGCAACTAGTATATTCTTTATGGATAATGGCAAGAGTTACCTTTATGTTTCTGGTGGATCTATGGGTGATGAGTACTCAACTAGCCAGGATGTTAGCTTCCACTGTAGAGGATACTTGCCAGATGTAATTAGTACAATTACAGCTAGCTCAGCAACTAACTCTATCTTTGCTGTAGATAATTCTAATAAGAATGAAATCTATGTACATACCTTTAGAGTAAACAATAATGCAATAGCTCAGAATGCTTTCCATAGATGGATCCTAGCTACTAATGATAATATTGTTGCTATGCAAACATATGAAAAGGATATGTATTTAATATCTAAGCGGCAAGTAAGTAACTTAGGTCCAGCCGAAGGATTGGCTGTATACTATATATCACTTGAGTCTCTTCCAGTAACAACACCAATGTTAGACTGGTTACAAAAGATTGAAGCAATTGATATTGTTTATGATTCTGTATCAGAAGAATCTACTATTAGTTTACCTGTGTTTGATCCATTAATTGACTATGTAGTTTTACATGCAGACTGGGGGACAAATGCATATAATGCCTATGAGGTTACAGAAAACTTTGCTGATCCTATTACTGGTCAAACAAAGATCAAGGTTTCTGGTGATATCACTGAAGATGCCGTTTGGGTTGGAAGATCGTATCTAATGAATGTAGAGTTATCTCCTCTTATTGCTAGATCCAGTGAAGAGTCTTCTTCCGTTAGTGAGGGTGTTCTTAATGTTAAGAGACTAACTACTAGACATTTTAATACTGGCAACTACGATGTAATTATTCAGCGTAAGGGTAGAGCACAGTCAGTAACAACATTTGATCCAATGGATTTAAACAATCCTCTAACACCAATTGGTAATTTAAAAATCTCTGGAGTAGGTGAGCACTTTGCTAAGGTTCTTTCATTTTCAGAAAACCTAAGCATTTACATTCAATCTCCCTATCCAACACCATGTAATATCACAAACATAGAAGTAATTGGTACATTTAGACCAAGAAATACAAGTATTGAATAAGGAGAGACAATGCCCTGCTATAGTTATAATGACGGTAATCCTGTATTTTATGCAGACAATATTGAAAAGGTATACTCAGCAAGTGGAGCAACCTATTCTTATTCAGACATCTATTGGATCTGTGAATTTCCTGTAACGTCACAGCTTAAGGTTTATACTAGAGCTTCTGCTGGTGCTGAAGAAACACAACTAATTGAGAATACTCACTATACCATTGATGTTGACAACAACAATATTATATTTGTTACTGCTCCTGTTTCTGGTCAGGTTGTAATTAGACGTAGCACTCCATCAGATAGAATGTTATTTAGATTTACTGATGGTGCTAAGCTAACGGCAGAGCAACTAAATACATCCTTTCATCAGTTGTTGTTTACAATCCAAGAAAAAGAATTTGCTAGTGATAAGATATCTTATTTTTCAACTGGTGGCATTACAGTTGAGGGTGGTATTAGTCCATTAGTATTTGATTTAGATAGTATTGGTATTGGTGAAACACTTGTATGGGATGGTAGTAAGTTTGTTCCTGGTGAAGCAGGCACAGGAACAAGCAGTAGTACATTCCTTCCAGTTCTTACAGCACCAATTGAAGAAGGAAGTTTATTAGTTGTTAGTGGTATTCCTTTGCAGTGGAGAAATAGTGTCCCAACTGTAAATATATTCCAAGACAATTTAATCTTTAAGGATAGAACATTCTACAAGAATAGAACAGTTGGTAATGATCTTTCATATACCAGTGATGCTTCTAGTATTGATGTATCTTCTAAGTCGTTTCTAAACAGATTTAAAACATTAGCTCCAAACTTGCAGTGGGTTTTGCTAGATGCCCCAACAGGATATCATCTTATTAAAACTTTAATACCAACTGGTGGTATTTCCGAAGATCCAGATCCAGAAGTTTGGTTTAATTGGGTTCAAGAAACCCTAAATGATATTGCTATTGATTCTGGTAATCCAACAAAGATGAAATTCTATTGGAACCTGGGATTAGGTAGAAAACCTTATACAGCAAATGTAAGTGCTACATTTACTAATACTACTTTTTCTGCTCCGGGATTTGAAAATACAAGAAACAGGCCATTAAACAGTACCGATACTCAATTCTGGGATCACCCTAGAGAGTTGTATTCACCATATGGTTATATTCATTCTAGATTTTTTGGTTATCCAGTTGAAGGTAATCCAAAAGAAGAAGAAGAATGTCTTATGATTGCTACTGTTACAACAGCTAAAGACCTTCAAATTATTGATATTAATGATTATACATATACTAATGTATGGGATCATAAGTATGATAATCCTTGGGTATATGGTGATGCTAAATCACTGGGTGGATTAGACGAGTATCCTGATCCAGAAGAATTTGAAGGTGAAAACTCAATTTTAAATCATAACTCTAAAGTTTATGGCTATGGTGTAAAAGCTTTTTATCTAAGTGTTCCTCAATGTAATACTACAACTTTAAAATTACCGGTATTTACAGCCACTAATGTTTATTTTCATATGGATACTGGTGCTGGTGGTGTTTCAGAAACAACAGTAAAGAATGAAATTAATGCATTAGGCTACGAGTGGAAACCATCAGATCCTCAAACAGCCTTAGCTCTGGGAACTAGTAGAACTTACTGTGATTATTATTTACTTGGGCTTAGGGATTTAGCATTTGCTGCTGCTCGCCCCTTATATCAGTTTGCTAGTAATCAGGATCTATCAGAACCAAAGCATAGGGATAATCTAGCCAGATACTTTAAAGGTGGTCTTATTAAAGCAGACTACTCTGGTTGGAATACTTTAAGTCCAGGTATAGGATTTACTAATGGTTTTAAACGACTAGAAATATCTTCAGAACCTATTAGACCAATTACATTTAAAATTCCAGAACAAATCATCTACTACAATGAAGCTGCATTAGCTTTAGGCATATCACCAACAAGAATAACAGTTGATGCGGTAAAAGAGGATATTAGATTTCAAGGTCTATCAAGACATTACTTATTTTTATATGATGATATAAGTTCGGCTCAATGGAACGATACAAGATCTCATAGATTTGCTAATAGTGGTTTAGACCAGTCTCCATCACCATCTAGTGTGTCTTATGGTGGTGGTTATTATTTTAAAGCTGATGGTTTCTGGGAAGATTGGTCAAGCCAGTGGAGTACAGACCAAGTATTCTTAAGTACTAATATTAGAGATGCATTTTTTAATATGAGAAACGAAGCTTGTATAGATTGGTTTATAACCGATACAAACTTAAATACAAATGGTGTAGTAACCGCTCCAGGAAACAATTCATATTATAATTCGTTTAATAAAATGCCTATATTGTCTACAGTAAATGCTGCTGCTGGGCAACTAAGTAATATAAAAGGTAAGTATTTTGTACCTTGGATGTTTAGGCCTAACGAACTTCATGTTACTACTCCAACACCAACAAATTACATTACAAATGGTTATCAAGGAAATCACTTAATAAACATTGATGGTAATTGTTTATTCTCTCAAGCTCATAATTTTATTCCAGATCCAGTAGACGAGTATGTATTTAGAATTGTTTCTAAAAATACTATAGCTAGTTTAGTAAGAGATCCAAGTAAAGATGTTTTAAACTCTTCTGTTATTCTTGAGTGGGGATTAACAAATCAACCAGATTCAGGTACAACAACAACAGTAACTGATATTGCTGATATCTTTGCAGATACTTCTGATATAGAAGCATTAAGAGCATCTTCTAGATATGATTATTCAAAGTTAAAAGTATACATTAAAAACGAAAGAGTTGAAGTACAGGGTTCTACTAATAGATATGTAATTACCTTAGCTATTCAAACTCCAAGAATTAAATCAATAGGTTATTCAAAAGTATTTAGAAGATTTACTTCTCAAGACTTATTATTAGACTATCCACAATGGGATAATAGTGGTGTTGATACAGAAAAAGATGGTGGTCCTTGGAACTTTAATTTAATAGACTTTAGAAATACATCTACTTCAACTGGTGATGCTTTCTATAATGAAGGCGCATTTAATGTGGATACAGTTAATTTTGGTGATGGTACTATGGATTCTGTAGAAGGAAACTTAGGCACTACTAGAATATCTGCAATTGCTCCTACAGTATCAGGACGCAATGAATGTGCTGTTAAGTTTGTAAGAGCTGGTATTCCAGGTAATCTTTGGATTAGATTATCTGTACTAACTTCGGATGCTTGTGAGCCTTTACTTGTTGGGATGGATCCAGATAACTTAAACTTTAGCGAATTTACAGAGGAGTAACAATGGAACAAGAAAAACCAAATATATCATCTATTATTCAATGGATTCAGTTAGTTGTCCTAAGTGTAGGTGTTGGTGGTTTTTTTGTAGACATTGGCAAAAGAACTCAACAACTTGATAAAACAAATCAAGACTTATCAGAACTAAAGATTATTGTTCAGGATTTAGTTAAGGCACAGATTCAAATATCATCAAATGATGCTACTCACAAGATCATGCTAGAAGATCTCAAAGCTAGGGTTGTTGAACTAGAAAGAAGAAAGTAATGTATAAGTATATATTACTATTGTGTTTAGTTCTAGTTGGTTGTAAATCACCTACGGAACAGATTGCAAAAGATGCTAATCAAGTATCTACTTTGGCTCAATCCTCTAAGGAAAGGTTCATTAGAATTGATGAAGCCACAAAAACCGAGGTTATAGATGTTGCGTCGATCCGAGCAGAAGCATCTGCTGGAACGAAAGAACAAGATACTATAGTTAATCTAACTAAGTCTACATTGGTTGCGTTAACCAAAGTAGAAGATGAGGTTCCTTGGTGGGCTAGTTTATTATCTTATGTAATGGTTACTCTTAGTATAATTGCTATTTGCTTTATACTTTGGTATACCGGACTAGGTACATTACTTAAGAGTATATTCTATTCTTTAGGTTTATTTATTCCTAAGGCTAAACTAGAGCAGGCTGAGTTAGCTAAGAAGACGCTAGACGAGTCTGATCCAGTTACCCCCAGGGAAATGGTTGCTGCATTACGGGCATCAGACCCAGCTTTTGATGCAGCTTATAGTAAGTTAAGTAAAAAGGAGAATTAATATGGAATCATTTTTAGGTAGTCTTTGGTTTGCTGGTATGTTATTTGTTGTTGGTTATGTAGCTGGTCATGTATTTCCAATCACTAAGCTAGGCAAGAAGTAATATGAAGGAGCAATTAAATAGCCTACAGGAGTTATTGATTGCTCGCCTTATTGCCGACTTTGGTGATGAGGCTAAGTGCACTCCTGGTTTTTATACTGTAGTCCGTGGCATCCTTAGTGACCACAAGGACCAGATCAACAAGATTCCAAGCGAGTCTATTGAAGCTGTAGAGCAGGCCATGAAGGATGCTGCTCCATTCAAAATGAAGAAGGCCGCTTACTAATAGGAGATTCGGATGAGGGTTCCCCAAGAAGTTGTAGATGATTTTAGAAACCACCTTTACTTTTGTTTTAAACATCTCGGTCTTGGGGAACCTACCCGAATCCAGTATGAACTAGCTCGACAAATTCAAGGGGGTCCGTCAGATCAGATCATAGCCGCAGGGCGTGGTACTGGTAAGTCAACCATTACCGCTTGCTTAGCAAGTTGGGAGTGGTTAAAGAATCCTAACTGTACTTTTCTTGTGTTATCTAATACACAGGGTAAAGCTATTGACTTTGTTTCACAAGCTAGAAAGATTTTATCTGTTGTTTCTTACTGTACTCACTTAATCCCCGGTGATACTGATAAGGACAACGCCCTTGGTTTTAACGTAGCCGTTAGGACCAAGTTTACACAGGACCTTAGTTGTGCAGCCCGTGGCATTACAGGTCAGATTACTGGTCTTCACGCAGACCGTATTATCCTAGATGACATTGAAATTGCTGGTAAAAATGAAACACCAATAGGTAAGGAAAACTTACTTAAGAAACTCAATGAACTTGAGTCTATTAGAAACAAACCATCTAGGGTTATCTTCCTAGGTACACCACATTATCAGGACTCTATTTATAATGTCCTTAAGGGTTCCTATCCTATGATTAAGTACCCGGCTGAGATGCCTAATGCAACAGTTCCACATGAAGTCGAGGACGTGGCTTCCTGGGTCCTAGAGCTTGATCTAGAGCCAGGGGATGCTACACAGCCCGAACGGTTCGACCGAATAGAGCTAGCCGCTAGACAGGCTAAAATGGGGCCTAGTGCCTATGCTCTCCAGTATCGTCTTATAACTTCACTAGCAGATGCCGATAGATATCCTTTAAAGTTACGGGACCTTATTATTATAGATGTAGATCCAGAGGTTGGTCCAGATAGGTTAATCTGGCAGGGTCAAAATCAATTAGCTGGTATGCCAATGTTTGGTATTTCGGGTGACATAATCCCAGAACCAATGCATGTATCTAATACATTCTTGCCTTGGCAACATATGCATATGACTATTGACCCATCTGGTAGAGGCACAGATCAGACTGGTGTTTGTATATCATCTGTTCTTAGTGGCATGGTGTTTATCCATGAGTTACTTGGAATAGAGGGGGGATATGATAATACAACCCTACTTAAGATTGCTAAACTAGTAAAGGAATATAGAATACCTTTAGTTAGGGTAGAGTCTAACTTTGGAGATGGCTTGTTTACAAAAGTATTAACTCCATTTTTAGTAGAGCATTGCGGTCATGTTGGTATAGAAGAATACAAAGTAACTGGACAAAAGGAATTAAGAATTATAGAAACACTAGAACCTGTTATGTCCATGCACAGATTAGTTTTAGCAAGAAAAGCTATTAAGGATGAGCAAAACCAAATCCAACTAACTAGAATACATAGGGGTCGTGGAGCTTTAAAACACGATGACAGGGTTGATGCTTTGTCAGCAGCAGTAGAATTCTACAAAAGTCATATGTCTGTTGATACAAAAAAATCAATGCAAGATCTTGAAAAAAAGATCTGGGAAAAACGAATAAAAAACTGGGCTGATAACTTTAGGGCTGGTGATTATTATCCCAATAGCGGAGCTACTAAGCTAATCGCAACAAACCACAAACCAAGAAAGAAAGGTAAAAGCCAATGGGGATGGTAAAAGAATTATTTGCATCAATAGTTGTAATTACATTAATGGTTTTGTTTGAGAACACTGTAGACAATACTTGTTTTCTTCCAATTGCCCTTGGAGCTATGTCATTAGCTCAGGGTGTTTTTGGTGGCATGGCAGCATCTGCTAAAGCAGAAAGAGAAAACCAAGAAGCTCTTGCTAGGTGGGGTGCTGCTACTGTCCAAAAAGCTTGGAATAACTCAAAAGCTCAGCTAGAAGCTGTGCAGCAGTTTGAAAACCAATTAAAAAAGAACAGACAAATATCTGAATCAGCTTTTTCTTATAACTATGATGCAAAGGAAGCTGCTAAAGTTGCTAATGTTTATAGACAAGAAGCAACATACAATGCAGCTACCGCAGGAAGGGCTGCTCTTACATCTTCTGTTGGTGCCCGTGGTATTTCTGCCAAATCAGGATCAACAACCGCTATGCTTATAGCCCAAGCTAGGTCAATGTTAGATGAAAATGAAAAACAAGAAGTAGAGTTTGATCAGCAAATAAAGAACATTAACACGCAAACAAAAAACATGATGAACCAACGTAGTGAAAATGTATTTATTGCTGATTTCCAGGGTTATGATGCAGCACCACTGCTACAGGATACCCAATCTCCGCTTATTGGTGGTATAATGTCCGGTGTTTCTGGAGCATTTCAAGGAATGTTAACTGGTGCCAAGCTTTCTAATGAAATGGGTAGTGACGGTATTGGTGGATTGTTTAAGATGAGTGGTGGAATCTTTGGTTGAAAGGAATAAACAATGGCAATAGATCCAAGAATATTAAAAATTGGCGGTGATCGTCAAGTAAATCTTAATGTAACTCCAGGTACTGTACAAGAGCAAGGCAGAACAATTGGAGGTAGATTCCAAGTAGGCGCACCTCAACAATCCGTAGGCCCCAGCGGAGAAGAATCCCTTTACCAAAGTTTGTCATATATTGCTGGCGGTGTTGTAGACTCGGCCCAAAACATATCACAGCTTGCTGCCCTTAATAATGATATCTTATGGAATAAATGGTATGATGATCAGTGGCAAGGTCCTAACAGTAAACGAAGATCTATCCTTGAAGATCCAGAAGTATCAAGAGAAGACAAAAGAAAAAAACTAGTTGAGTTACTAGATGCCGCACCAACTAATGGAAACAATAAAAATAGAAAAGCCCAGTTATATGGTGACTGGTTAGATCAAGACCCAGATGCTACTTCTTTATTTCAAGAAGACTATGCTAAGTTTCAAGAAGAAACTCTATCGTGGTCGCCTGAAGATAGACTAAGAGTATATCTAGAGAGGTTTAATTATGAGCTTCAAGCTGGTATGCCACAGGCTATGTCTTATTATTTAGGATATCAAAAAGACCTACAAAACCACACGCAAGAAGTAGCAGTAACTCAAGGTAAACTTAGTCTTGAAAGAACAGCAGGATTTATGCAAGACGTTTTTGAGGCTGTATTAGCAAATGATCAGGGAGATCCAGTATTATTAGATACCTTACGACAAGAAGCTACTAGTTCTGGAAGCTTACCACAACTTGAACAAGTCATAGGTCAGGTAGATCTTATTAGACAAAACGGTGGAAATTACGAAGCAATCGAAAGTGTATTAAGAGACACACTAGGAATTGAAGCAAACTCTGATAGGTATTCTCCTTACAATCATCTTATGCAGGATATAGTTGCTCAAGCTGCTTATAGATTAAGTAGAAGTATGGGTGCTGCACAGGCTGAATCAAATGCTAAATTTGAACAAGCAAATAAAGATACAAATAGAAGGGTTTTTTCTGTTACCCCTTTACCAACACAAACGCAAGCAGCAGCAGCGGAAGTATTGGGATTGCTTTCTACAGTAAATATTAGAAATCCGGCTGATATGAACTCAGCTTTATCATCTTTAATGGATGGTATTATAGAAACCATTAATAATAGTAACATGGGTCAAGTTGAAGCGGTTGATTATACAACAAACCTTTTAGTTAAAACATGGGAAACAGCAACACCAGCACAGCGACAAACAATGGTTGCTGCTGGTTTAGTTCGTGTTCCAAAAGATTCAACTGGTGCTTCTACATTACTTATTTTTCAAACACCAAGTTATGCTGAAAGTAATAGAGAAAGTATAAAACAAATTGCATCTAGTACATTAAATAGTAATAGCAGATTTACTGGTGTAGTAGAAAGACAAATCAATGCAGCAGTAGCTCCATATATAAATACAGCTATTACTGGTCTACAGTCAGCAGGACAACTACCTATCTTATTAAAGGCTACAGCAAGCAATCTTGGTTTAACTAGTGAAACATATGAACAAAATCTTATTCAAGTACTTGTAGCAACCAATACAAGTAATGTATTATTAGGTGAAGGTGGTAGAAATGTTTGGAATTGGGGTTTAGGGTTTCCGCCAAACGAGTATGACTTATATGTTGCAGCTAATCAGGGTGACCAATCACCAGAAGCAAAAGCTTTACTTAAAAAATATGGATCACTAGCAACTAAAGATCAAGAGAATGAAGGTATAGCCAAGGCTTTTAGTGAAGATAACAAGGTTATACTTAGTTTAAACAGAGCTTTAAATAGAACCCTACAAGAAATTGGGTCCATAAAGATTGAAGAAGGTAAACAATCGGGTGTATTTACTCCAGCTCAGCTTAAAGAAGCAGCATCAGTATCTACCGATACACAAAGTGGTTGGAACTTTGCCAAAGATGCGTTTAAAAATAATCCTGCTGTTTATGATTTAGCTTTAAAAGCAAATGAAGCTTCTAATGGATTAACATATAATACAATGGTTGGTAACGAAAGGTTTAGTTTTGCTGTTCCTGTTGCTTCTAACGGAATAACAATTAATAACTTACAACTTTTAGTAGCAGCTAGACTAGCACAACAAGAGATTAATGAACTAAAAAAAACAAATCCAACTATGGCTGCCGCTAGAGCAACAATTGCTGAAGAAGAATTAAAGAAACTAGCAACCAGAACAATAGTATTAACTAGTATATCAAATCATCCTGCTATTGTTGGAGATAAACCAGATGAAATAGCAAGTCAACGAGCGGCAGCTACAAGGGTTGCAGAAGCTGCACTAGCAACAGAAAGCGCATTTACCTTATTATACAAGGATAGTGACCTTGATACTTCAACCTTCTATGGTCCAGTACTAGCAGATTCAAACTTAAGTACAATAACCATTGTAGACGATAGTGGTACTCTAGATCAGGGTAATTATGCTAGGGCTGTCTTTATGGTTAGACACGGTATGTTTACCAAAGAAGATATAAAATCAAGAATGGATAAAGCATTTGCGGATTTGTCTGCTAGAAGTGGTAATATAGAACAAATGGATAAAGGTAATCTAATGTTTTTATTTGCCATTGCTGATGGTATTGCAAGTAAAGCTGTAGCTAAATCTGTAAAAGATCCGACAACATTACAGTCATCTATTGATGCTCAGATTTTAATGATGTCTCAAGGTTCTGACATAAAGTCATTTGTTCCTTCATTAAGATCTTTAGTTGCTTTAAAATTAGCAACCAATCAAGAATTTATAAAGGGAGATAATCGGTTTACTGTTAATAATCCAGATAACACAATTTCAGGACTTACAGATACTACTAGAAAAGCCTTAGGTAGTGAGTTTACTGAGCGTTCAAGTAGAATGGCTGAACTAGCTAAACGAAAACTTAAAGCAGCAGCAAATTTAGCAACAGATGCTGTACAAACCAAAAATCCACTTCAGATTTTTAGATCATCTAGTTGGTCTAATTCTGGTGAAGGGGATTTTAATACTAATAATCAACTTGTATTTCCATTTTCAGTACTTACTACTAGAAATAACAGTGAAAATATAGCTAATAGAAACAATGGAGAAATGGTTCTAAAAGCATGGACGGATTCTGGTTGGCAGATTGCTGGTAATACTTCTGAGCAGAAACAAAGAACAATTGTTAGAACACTAGCATCTACAGTTGGTATTCCATTTAAAGAAGATGGAGATTCCTTCGTTGTAGGTATTACAATATTTGATGATAATAATAGACCAATAAACATAAAACTAACTGATGAAACATTTGGTTTTATTGTAGAAACATTAACAACTCCATTAAGAGCTAACCCAAACTTTAGTAATTTCCTACAAAACTATAGAGAAGCTTTTCCAGATGACACAGACTTAACTAGTGTAATGTCTTATTGGAATGATGAATCAAGTACTTTTTTCTTGGGTGGTCCAACTATTCTTCCTGACTTTTTCAGCTACGAAGTTGGACAATTTTGGACTGGAAATTGGATGACTGATCCAGAACAAGCATTAACTGGCAATGTTCTTAGGATTCCAGCTAAACATAATAACTATGTTAATGCTCTTACAGCAGCACCAGGTTCTTATTTTCCTAATGGGGTAAGAAATCAAGAAACGGTTGAAGAAGATATCCCTGGGAGTTTATTTGATAGAGAAGAGTATCTTCCTGGTATTTCTGGTAGAGAATCTACTTATGCTACTTTATGGTTGTTTGGTGAAAGATCAAGAATAAGTGAAGCAGAAATAAAAGAAGACTTAACTACACTAGCTAAAACTTATTATGGTGAAGACTTAAATCCTTATACTATTGGAACTATTGAAGATGCTGCAACAAGATTAGCAGAAGATTCTAAACTTAATAGAAGAGCAAGAACAAATGCAGCTTTATTGTTTGAGTTAGAGGATATTGTATATACATCAGGAAGAGTACAAGGTAAGGGTGGTATATTACCACCAGATTTGTTAGATGTTGGTAATGGTATATTTAGTAATGCTCCTGGTAGAAAACCTAAAGTATTTTCAATTGATTTTGCAGGAGATGCTACAGTTAGACAAATGGTTTCAGATGATAGTGGATCTTACAGTATTCCTTTATCTTATGGTGTGCCATTTGATCCTAAGCTATATCCACTCCAAACTAATGAAACAATTACAGGCACTACTCAACTTACAAATCTAAATACTCAACTTGATTTTATTCGTGAATTTTTTGTAGGCGAAGAAGGAAGCACAAACTTTGGTCATCCTTGGTTACAATATATTGGCAGCCCACCACCAAGACCGCCTGGTATTCATTATGGCTTTAATAGACAAGATCTTTCAAAAGATTATAATGACACCTTTAAATTCTCTGAACAATTTTGGAGACTAAAAAAAGAAGGCTTATATAGAACTAGAAGATTAAATGCTACGGGTCCATTGGTATTTAGAGAAGAAAGAGACTAATAATGAATTATGATCCTTATAATTTATTTGGCGATTCTTTTAATCCTAAAGATTTTAGTTCATTAATACTACCCGAAGTTAGAACTGATGATGGAGAATTAGCTCGGGCAGATTTAAAGGCTTATAATGAATATAGCAATGATTTAAAAGAGTATATATACATTAGTGCTTTTCTTGAAGACGAGTACTTAAGTAGACCTAAAGAAGAAGATACCAATTTAAATAAACAAATTGCTAGTCAGTGGGCCTCTAGTTTAAGTAATACACCAAAAGATACCGATCAACTAGCTGATGAAAATACTGTTAGAACTAGAAGATTAAATGCTACGGGTCCATTGGTATTTAGGGACTATCAAACTGGCGAGTTAGTATTTGCAGATCCTGATAGAAATGAACAACAATGGATTATATCTCAGGGTAAAGATAATCTAGAAGGTATGTTTGGAATTGAAAAACCGGCAGCAGCGCAAGTATCTTTAAGATATATGGGTAAAGGGTTTAATACTAAAGATTTCTATACAGCACTTAAAGAAGCTAATATGGCTTTAGATGAAACAGAAAGAGAAAAAGCCATAGAAAAACTTAAAGGGTTTGCTGCTTGGGCTGAGTGGGGATGGGGTGCTAACTGGGTACAGTTTGTACCTTTCTTAAGTCCTGATAGCCGAGATAATATTGCAAGGGAATCAATTAAGGCTTTATCAATAGGTGGTTATGGTGGCCTTATAACATTTGGAGAAAACTATTATTCTTCAGACCCATTTGATATAGTTTCTAACTTACCGGCAAATCCAAATTGGAATTATAATAAAGCATGGAAAGCATTTGAACAAACAAATCCAGGAGCTGCTGCCTGGTTTGTTCAAAATGGATTAGATGTCCAAGCTTTGTCTAATACAAAAAACGAATTAGATTTTTTCTATGAGTTAAATAACTTTGTAGATACTAATGCATTTGTTAGAATAATGGGATCTGATGTAGAACAAATGTCTGATCTAGGTTATTTAATTAAGACTACAGTAGGCCCCCTTATTAGAGATTCATTTGGATCTATTGATGCTCCTGTAGATATTGCAGCAACTATTGGGGTATCTGTAGTTACTGCTGGTGTAGGTGGCGCAGCTTTGCTTGGTGCCCGTGGAGCAATCTTAGCTGGCAAGTATGGATCAACTGCAATGAAAACTGTACAAGCTGTTCAGCGATTTAGAAAGTCAGCTGAAGTCGTTACCTCTTGGTTGCCACATAATATTGCTGGTAGGTTTGCAAAAGAATCTAGCACCCTTACCGGCAAAGCAGCAACCTATGCTGGTGTAAGTGTAGGTAATGGCGTTATTACTGGTGCATGGTATAACATAAACAACCAGTTAAATAATATGGATAACGATACAGCATATGAGTGGAGTACAAAGAATCTTGCTCACGATATTGGAATGGAAATTGTTGGTGAGTTTGGGTTAGGTGGTTTATCATCTGGTGTTCAGTTTGTAACATTTAAGGGTGTTAGTGCTTTAGATAAAGTTAGTGGAAACTATTTAGGTAAGGTAGTTAAATCACAGTTTGAAAAACTACCAACAAACCTACAAGAATTCCTAAAAGCATCAGCACAACTAGCAAGACCCTTTAACTCTAATGAAGATTTAAGTAACTATGAACTTAGAATCTATACTGATGCTGTTGTTACCGCTTATGCTATGCGTACTGCTGGTATCCTGGATGCTAATAATCAATCCCCAAACTTTAGAACAGCAGCAGCTTGGGGCATGGCTTCTCAAACTTTAAGTGCAGAACGAACCGCACAAATAGTAGAGAAAGCTAAGGATAGTTTAATTAGAAAGAAAAAAGAACTAGCAGATTCAGAATCACCAGAAGTTTTAACTGACGATGATATGGATTTATATGTTGCCGAAACCTTATTCTCTGCTATGGTTTCTGATACATCTATTTCAGAAAGTGGTAAAAGCCAAATCGTTGGTCTTTGGCTTGCAATGGAACGAGAGATGTTTAACAAGAGCCAGAGAAATGAAGAACAAATATCTGGTAAACAAAAAGAAATTAGTGACCTTGAAAACGAAAAGATGAATCTTGTTGAGTACTTAGAAAAGAATAAAACAAAACTTTCTGAAGAACAAAAACAAGAAACCCAAGGTAAAATAGATTCTCTATCAGTAGATATAAGTACTAAGAATACTGAACTAGAGCAGCTTAATAAAAATGCTGATCTTAGTACCCTAAGTGCTGAAGAGTTGGCTGGTAAATTAAAGGAGTGGAGAGATGGTAAGAGAGAAAGAGCAAAAGCTTTACGCGCTTTAATTATTCCATCCGATTCTACTTCTGCTATTGATGCAGTAGCAACTAGGGAAGAACTAAGGGCAGTAGCAACTGAGCTTGGTGAAGCAGCTATTCCTGTAATAGAAGCACTAAGAGAAACCTCAACACCAGAGTCTGGGTTGCCTTCTGATATAGGACCTACCCTCGCTACTGAATTAGATAAAGCGGCAGCAGAAGTCGTTAGAACGGCAGCTCCAGCAGAACCAGCAGTAACCCCGGAAGTTATTGCAGAACCTCCCACAACGCCTTCTGAGGTTGCTCCTGAGGGTGCTGAGCCTGTAGCTGAGGCTGTTACTGAAGGTGCTGAGCCTGTAGCTGAGGCTGTTCCAGAAGTAACTGAACCTACCCCAGAACCTTCAACCGGGGTTATAGATGTCAGGGCAGCAATGTCAGAACTTGCCGAGAACTTAGAAACTGTAGATAGGATATACCTATTTAACAAGATACTACAAAAATACAAAGATGCCTGTAAATAAGGAGATATATAATGGGTAAATGTAGCGAAGAAGTCTTAAATAATATTAGAGAAGAATTAAAATCCCTAGGAGTAACTGATCCTGAAGTTGTTAATAAGATTGTATTAACCTTTGAGAATACAGTAGAAACAGATGAAAAAGCAGAAACCATCGCTACATTACTAAACAATAGTTTATTTACAGATAAAGATAGAGCAAGATTAGATACATTAATTAGTAAGTTTAGAAAAGCTAGGGGTGATATTAGTAAAGTAACATCTGAAGAACTATCAGAGTTTTCCTACTTATGGTCTAAATGGCAAAGTTCACTGGATGGTACTATCCTTGTTAATGAGGGATTACAAACTAGAGAAACAGAAACACTTGTTAGTAGATTAAATAAACTTAAACTACGACTAGAAAGAGAAGGCAAAGCTAAAGAAGCTAAGGTTGTTAGTGGGCTTATAAGTAGACTTGATAGAGCCAGAACACAAAATTTACAGGCTGGTAATTTTCTACGGAATGCTGACTTTGAGGGTAGATTAGAAAAATCAAGGCAGCTCTTAAGTGCTATTGATTCATCCTATCAATATGAAGCACAAAATAATCCTGAACTACTTAAGCTAAACGAAGAGCGGTTTAAGTTGGTTGGAGAACTTCGACTAGAAAAAGATCCAGAAAAACAAAAAGAAATACAAGAAAAAATCAACAAGAATATTGCAGAAGTAAGAAAGAAAACAAACGAACTACTACTTAGCAAAGCTTTTATTAAACAAAAGAAAGCTGACTCGGCTGGACAAGAACTACTCTATGATACAATCAAAGAACTTAGTTCTGCAATAGATTCAAATGCTTCTGTATATCGATTAGCTTTAAATGACGCGCTGTCTAGAATAGATACACTAGCAAACGATAAACAACTATTTGAATTAGCAAAGCAAAGCATAAACATGGTTAATACTGTTAGGGCTTTGATGGATGCTATTAGAAAAGAAAAGGGTGGCAAGGTTACTGTTGGAGAACTAAAAGAAGTACTCAGTGATCTTGGAGTCCCTGTTGATACGCTTGTCCTTGAAGTATTTAAAAACGAAAGACTAACAAGAAAAGAAAAGAAAAAACTGCTTAATGGTGAAACTGAACTATCAGATAATCAAATAGCAAACATCTTTACTAAGCTATCTAACATTGCTATTGATCAAGCATTTGCTAATGGTATTGCGCTGGGTTACGATTTTACCCCTGCCGAACAAGTATTAGCTGCAC